ACCAATACCTTTTTGTTGTTCTCTATCCATAGCTGCAAGAGAAGTATCAATAACTTCTTGCTGGTATGGTGACATGAAATCTTTGTAAGCTTGTGGCCCAACTAAACTATCTAAACCAGCTGCGGCTGCCGCTGCTTGTTGTTCTAATCCTGATTGACCTTGTACAAATTGTCTACCTGTATACGTGGCTGTAGGAATAGGATCTTTAAGAAGTTGTAGCCCTCTATCTGTAATACCTAAACCAGCTGATTCTACAAATGGTTCACGGAGTTGTCTTGTTATTGTTTCTGCCATTATACTTTTCCTTCTAGACTGTACATCATATCATACATTCTTTTTGCACCTTTGTTAACACTTCCTCCACCTGCTGCTCTAACAGCATCAGCTGTCATTACAAATTCGTTTTTACTTAATCTTGCCGGTACATCATCAGCTCTTTCCTTTGTACCTTCAGGTATAAATCCACCACCTCTCATATCTTTTTCCATTATACCACCGTCTTTAACTTCTTGTCTTTGTTCTTGAACTTTTCTTCTTCTTTTAAATTCTTCATAGTCATTAAGTAATTTTTCTCTTGTATTTCTTTTTTCTTCTTTTCCTCTACCTTTTAAGTATTCTTCAAAAGTTATACCACCATCTTTCATACCTGCTCTTTCTCTAGCTAAAAATTGTGAGAAAGACATTGGTTGTAATCCTTGTTCTTCCATTTCAAAAACATATTGTTCATACATTTCATCTATATCATCTTTATATCCTGATGCCATTTGCATTATACCTTCACTAGGTTTTTGACTCATATCATCAAAAGCTTCTCTTGCTTTTTTAGCTGCATCTTCTGGTGAGAAACCCATATCTAAAAACTCTTCAAAAAGTCTTTCTAAAATTTCATCGTTTTGAGCGTTAGATGCTTGTTCACCATATTCAATTCCTTGATCTCTCATTAAATCCATAATACCTAGATCATCTGTTTCTTCTTCTATCTCTACTTCACCGCCTCTAGCAAAACCATATTTTTCTTTTACCATACCCATTGCTTCTTGTTCTGCTAAATTTATTGCATCTTCATTAGTTTCACCTTGTTTAAGATTTTCTCTTATTTTAATTCTAGTAAAATAATCATAATCGTCTCCCATTGAATCTACTATTTTACTCATTATACCTTCTTCTTCTACTTCACCACCTCTAGCAAATCTTTTAAACTCTGCTGGTGCTACACCATCAAATGGTGTGCCAAAAGCTGCCTCTATTCCTGCTATAGCTTCTTTCATTGCTTCTGCATATTTAGGTTCTCTTCTAATTATAGGTCTGTCATCGTCATCATCTTTTGGTTTAGGTTTTGGTAATACAACTTCTTCATCTTCGTCTATTTCAATAATAGGTGCTTTTCTTTTTAAAGAAGTAGCAGACATTGGAGCTTTAAAACCTCTCATTCTAGGAGTTATATCTTTAAAAAGTTCTGCAATACCACCTTCATCATATCCATATCTGTCTAACATATTATTTACGTAATCATCATCATAACCAGCATTTTTATATATACCAAAGATTGCTGCTCTTCTTTTTGTTTTATCTTGTACACCCTGTTCTAATAAATTTGCATTATATGCATCTATTTCATCTTGTCTAATTTCTGCAAATTTTGCAGATTGATCTATTGCTGTTTGTGCACCAATAGTTTTTATTGCACCTTGTCTTTCAATAAAATCTTGTCCTCTTCTTGCACCTTCACCTATTTTTTCAGCAAAGCTAAAAGTTGCTGTTGGATCATCTCCTGCCATAGGAAACTTACTTGCAACAGCACCTAAACCTTCGGCTGCTACATTAGGGGCAATTGCTAATAATCCTGCTCTTAATGGATCACCTTGCTCATCCGTAGCTGCAGATGTTGCACCTGCTATTAATGCTCTTTTTGCTAATGCTGTTCCTAACCCACTACCAAAACTTAAACCTGCAGTAGCAGGTCCAAAGCCAGCAGCGATATAAGGTAAGAAAGGTCTTACCTCTTTAGGTATAATTTTCTTTGCTATTTTACGAACTGGTCTGAATACTTTTTTAAAAAATCCCATAATGTATCTCTAATTAATGTAGTGAAATGCAAGGCTGCCACGCTTGATATATGCAGTATCGTGCATTTTACTTGTTTTTTTACTCTTCGTCAATCACTGATATTTGTGGCCGTACCTAAAGGTATCGACTCTACAGTCACATGAACATCTCTTCTGATGTGTTCAGATTTGGTAGAACTATTAGGATTTTGTACATCCTGCATAGCTTCTGCGTCTGACGTGTATTCTTGACCTGTTTCAGTGTTTGTTAATGTTACTTCTGTTTTTGGTGTAATAATTGGTATCCTTTTACCATCTACTATCTCATACCTTACAGAAGCTTCTGTTTCTACAAATGACATTATCTGTCCTCCCTGTTGATTTCTAATATTGATGCTACTACATGCAATCTATTTGCATCTGCAGCGGTTACTTTAAACACTTCGTTTTCTTCTAATATAACAGGTTGAGTTAGCAATTGTTCTGTTGCATGACCTGCTACGGCCTTTACATCAAACAATACAAATACATTACTAGATGAATCTGTTATAGTTGCTGTAATCGTACTACCATTATTACTATCATCACAAACTAAAATACTTTTTATAATAGCTCTTGAATCAGATGGTGCAGTATATAAAGTAGTTACATCTGTAGTTGTTAAATCTAATTTTGCGTTTTTATAAATGTTAGCCATTAAACCAAGTAAACCTTTCTTGTTCTTGTTTTTGTTCGTTTAAAAACGTAGAATTTAATTGTTCTATTACTAAAGAAATTGCTCTGTTAATTTGTTTTTGGTTAGATACATCATACTCTTCTTTTGGTTCAGGTAATCTTACTACGACTTTAGCCATTATCTACGTCCATCCGGTTGTATATCTATTCTCAAAGTTCCAAATCTCCATGATTCACTAACATCTGTGTTTTCTATTTTAATATTAACAAACCTTCCTCTGGCCCTAGTGTCCTTTTTATCAGTGCTAGAGTTAATTGTAAAGGGACTTAACGTTGTTGTTGTATCTGATTGTTGAGGATAACGCTTAACACCAAGAGTTACTTTTGCATTACCTTGTAGGTTTTTAAAGTCTGGTACAAATCTTCTCATAGCTAGAAACACTTCACCTGCAATACTTGGTCCACTCGATTTACCTTGAGCATCTTTCTGTTTTGCTTGTAGATCAAAGTCATATGATTTTACAAAAGATGTAACAGTGGTTGTACTACCATCAGGATTTACTTGATCAGTTCCAACCTCATGTTCAAAAAATTGTGTCTGTCCTAAACCATCTTGACCTACTACAACAGGAAAACTTCCATCAAGAGAATCATTATATTTGGTTGCAAAAGGTTTTTCATAAACAGAGGCATCAATCCAAGTAGTTCTAGCTTCTGTTCCAATATACCAAACGCCACCTTTCATTGGTTCTCCGTAATTAAATACTACATACTGATCATTATAGTCTGAGCTTGTTGATGGATAATACCAAACAACTTCTGTAAATTGATTATTTAATCCAGCATAAATTTGTTGTCCTTTTGTAGTATCTGCTTGATCATAAACATAATCTTCAACACTACATGGTAAAGATTTAACTGTACCATCAAACATAAAGAAACCATTTGGACTCATCCAAAACGCAGCACCATCTATTTCAACAGCTGCATTTTTACCAATCAATCCACAGTTAGTACCAACTTGCTCGAATCCAAATGTAAAAGACGAACCAATAAATTTCATAGTGTACAATGCATTGTCTGTCCAAACTAGAATGGTTTCTTTAGCTTTTAAAGCTCCTATAATTTTTGTACCATCTTGCAATCTTTGTGTACCAGCACTATTGATTGCTGTTGGTGTGTAGTCATTTATGTCTTCTTGATCTGAAAATCTTATAAACATATCATCTTGTGTTGTTGTATCTCCAATAGTTGTTTCGGTTCCTAAATGAATTAAGTGACGTGTTGTAGGTGAAACTAATGTAACTCTTGTTGCAGTTGGATTATTAGATGTAGAAAAACCAGATGTAGATGTTGATGCTCTGACTGTTAAAGGAGATGCAGCTCCTGCGTTCCATGTAAATGTTTTACCATTAGCAATAGTTGCAACTAACACTTGACCAAAATTACTTAACGACCATAGACCAGGTTCTAAAGTTACGTTTGAAGCTTGCACAGCGCTTCCAAAACCTGTAAAGTTTGATGCATCAGTTACGACTGCACTACTTGAATGAGCTTGACCATTTGATGTACCAGCGGTTGCGGTTCCAAAAGCTCCTCTTGTAATACCTGTTAAAGTATTTACACCCTTACCAGTATATGTAATTAATTCATCACCAACTAATATAGTTCCAGCAGTTGGAAAACCTGAGTTAGATGTAATATTAATTACAGTTCCTGATCCACCAGTACCATTAGTATCTGCAAGCAAAGCACCATTTAAAGTTGTTATTTGTGCACCAGGTACTGTTCCACCATATTGACCAACACCAAAACCATAACCATATGACTGTGCAGCAGGACCAACTTTTTCATAAGGTATAACACTACAAGATCCTGTAGCCACACCATCTGCTGTTTCTGTTCCTGTTACAACTATAATTTTAGCAGACGTTACTCTTGTAACTTGAAATAATTTATCTTCAAAAGCAGCATTTGTTAAATTTACACCACTAGGAGCAGTCACACCATCTAATAAAATAATATCTCCTGATTCTAAATTATGGTCAGATGAAAAAGTTAATGTAACTTCTTTTGATCCATTAAAAGAGGACATTGAAACACTTCCAATTGTAGATTTAATTGGAGTAATATCATGAAGTTGTCCTTCAAAATATAAAAGTAAAAACTTATCTGTTCCAATAGCTACGTACCTATTTCCTTCTAAATCAACAAATGCAAACTCACGTCTTGCAACACCTACTATTGTATCTGATATTAGTGATGACCAACCACCTACTTTCTCCGGTAGTCCATATCTAAATCTTGTATTGTCACAATCTATCCATCTGTTTTCTGCACCGGATGTTGTGTCTTGTTTGTCTATTCCTGGTAAGACTTTGAAATCAATAAGAGCCATGATCCGTGCTCCTTATGCCGTGTTAGTTTTATATGCCCAACCTCTTGTCGAATCTACATACACTAATGTAAAAGCTTGGCCGTTAGTAGTTAGTGTTAGATTAGATGTGCCTGTATTAATAGGCTGACTGTTTCTATTTAAAATTAAATTGTTGGAGTTAAACGTTCCTCTTGCATCGATAAATGTAATTT